TGATACAGCTCTTCCTAATAATTCATCATAGTAAACTTTTTTAAATGCAGAACCTGATAACGGTAAATAAAATAACATTTGATCAAACTCAGTTTCATACTCTGGCATTTGATCCATCAATTGATAATTCATAAATTCTTTTACTCGTTCTGCTTGAGTAGATTTTTCAGGTGATGGTGCTCCAACAGTTTGAGTTCTTACAGGTCCTTGAGCCGGGAGCAATTCTTTATAAGCCAATGCTTGGAATTGAGTAACCGCTTCTGCTAGAACAGGATGCGTGGCACCCGAAGCTCCTTGGAAGGGTTCTGTTCTTTGTTCATACTTAAATCCTAAAAGATCTAAACCTTTTATGTAAGCTTGTTCCCAATCTTGTCTTGAAGATTTATAGTCTGAATAATTTTGATGTAATTCTGAACCAAGAGGCATCAATATTTCCTCTGGTAATAACTCAGCTAGATTGTCGTAGTGTCCTTCTGTTTGAGCCTGGTTGAAGGCTCCTGGTTCAAAATTAATTTCTACACCACCATCTTCCATTGGTGTAATTTCAGTTTCACCTTGATCAGGTAATTCTTCTCTTAATTCAATATTCTCTTCGGCCGCTGTTTCAGGACCTTCAATTTCAATTTCTTTTCTAACTTCGTTTGGAAGTGCTTTGTCGATTTCTGCCATTAATTTTCTCCAGTTTTACATCTTTAACAGTATTATACTCAATATTCAAGCCCTGTGATAATGGCCCTGACTTTGGTGGTACAGTTGTTGTAAGTCTTTTATACTTACTTGGGTGTTTAAATACAAATGTCATTTACCAATAATAAGTTCGTTTTTTTCTTGGAAGCTCCTCATCTTTATAGTCTTCTGGGTGAATAATCAAGCCCCCTTGTCTAAATCGCATTAAAGCTTGTGTAGTACTATCTACTAAGTCGTCATGATCTCCATATGGAAATGATGCACACTCTTCAATTACTTCTTGAGCAAACTCTCTGTCTTTAGGAGCCCAAACCATTCCGGACTCAAACAGTGGGGCTACAGAATTTACACGGCTGTGTTTGTCGTTACCTTTAGAGGGAGTATAATTAACGACGGGTATCCCCATCTGTCTGAGTTCGTATGTCAATGGAAGACCAGAAGCTTTTGCTTCAACTAAAACTGTTTCAGGTTGCCAGTAATCATATTGCTCTTTTGCAAGACGTCTTAGATCAGGAAACTCTAAACGTTCTTTTAATGCGTCAAGTAAAATTATATGTTGAGGATCACCTTCATTCTCTGCAAAGATTCCCCAAGTAGTAATAGCAGAATAGTCGGCAGTTTCTTTTTTTAAAAATGCAGTATCATAACTTTGAATGACATGAAGCAATGGAGGTAAATAATCTTTGTCCCAATTTTGCCACCACTCACGTTTGAGTAATGCACCTTCTTCTGCAGTTGGGTTTTGCATATACTGTGCATTCCATTTTGCAATACCAGCAGATGCTTTTACTTTTTCTAATTCTTCTAACTTCCAATATTCTGGCCATACAGGTTTTCCTGTTGGCATGATTGCAGGAAACTCAATCACTTCCCATTGATCTGCTTTCTCTTCTTTTGCTCCAGCGTTTACAAGTTGTGCTGTTAAATCTTTTGTTGACCATCTTGTCATTACAACCACAATTGCTCCACCTGGTTGAAGACGTTGTCTTGGTCCTGATGTATACCATTCATATGCATTATCAAATGCAGTAGGTGAATTTACATCTTGCTCAGAGTGTGGGTCATCAATAATCAATAAATCCGCACCACGACCTGTTACAGCACCCGATACACCAACCGCAAAATATTCACCACCGCCATTTGTTTCCCAACGTCCTGCAGCTTTTGAATCTTCTCTGAGTCTTGTTTTAAATAAATCTTGATATTCTTGTGAGTCAATTAATGTTTTAGCTTTTCTACCAAAACGAATTGCAAGTTCTGCTGTGTGAGTTGCTTGAATAATTTTTAAATTAGGTCTGTTACCAATCATCCAAGCAGGTAAAAAATAAGATGCAAATTCTGATTTAGTATGCCTAGGTGGCATATTAATAATTAATCTTTTACATTCACCTGTTAGAATTCTATTAAAAGCATCTGCAATTTTTTTATGATGGTACCCTTCAATAAATTCTGGCCAAGTGTATTTTACAAAAGATAAAAAATCGGTTCTATATTTTTTTTGTGTAGTTTTTTTTACTCTAGTTAAAATATCTAATTTTAATTGTTTTCTAACTTTCGGATCTGCAATCGCATTTATTTTTTCTAAACTAAGCATAATATTTAATTATGGTACCAAAAACTATTTAACGGGAATCTATTTATAAGTCAAACACTATAGTGCATATACTAGGATCCCTTTTTTTGATTTGTACCCCTCCCCCCTTTTTAAAAGTTCGACTTTTGAGTTTGGCCTGGTACCTCTATCTATGTATATATTACCGGGTGGGACCCGCCCACATGCACTACACATGCCCTGCGACACTATGTCGCACCCCAGTAATATAGGGTGCGACACTATGACATATTGACTAGTCTATGCAATCCTTACAGTAGCCCTGTTTCCATGACCACCAACCAGGTCGCACGACTTGACTACACCCACGACAAGTGTTCGTTGTTGCGCACCATTCGTGCGCCTTGATCTTGGCTTCTTTTTTAGAGAAGCCTTGACCAATAAACTCTTCTTTCTTTAAATCAACAGCAACGCCCATTATTTACTTTCCTCGCTAAATGGGAATTCTAATTGATTGTAGTTAAAGTTCTCATCACTCTTAACTACTTCTTTTTTATCAAGCTCATTATCCCATTGTGCTGTGATACGAGCTTTGTTATCTTCCATATCTTTTTTAACTAATGTTAGTACTTCATCTAACGTATCAGCTATTTTATTTAATGGTTTTATTATGTCGTTTATGTTTGTCATTTTATACCTTTCTGTTATGGGATAATAATTACATTATCCCATAACCATTGTCAAGTGTTAGTTATTATTATTATTTGGTAAAGCTAATAAGTTATTAGATATATCCAAAGGTATTTCAACTTTGCTCATTCTCTTTTTTAAAGATGATACAACGTCTTTGATATCTGCACCTGTATGGATATCAACCTTACAACTCTCTTCGGTAGCACCGAGTAGGTTATAAACCTTATGAAGTTTCCTAGCCTCTTTTTTGGCCTCTTCATAGTTAGCTTCTTGTATCTTCCTCTCTAACTTATCAAGGTCTCTTAAACAATCGGTATCGCCAAAATAAGTATTCCACCTACGAGACTTCTCAAGTCTTTCCATTATATCTGTTGCTTGACGAACAGTATTTGTAAAGTCCTCTTCTAGCTTCTCTTCAGTAGCTTTTTTATTTCTTTTAAAAGATATCCAGGCGTCATATTTTTTCTTGGCTTCTTTTAAAATTTTATCAACACCACACTTCTTAATAAAAGCGTCTCGGGTTTTATCTGCAACCTCTTGCGCTTTCTGATTTATTTCAGTGTCAATATCTTCTCGTTTATCTCGGAACTTATCTTGAACGAAGTTTGTCCAAAATTCCAACTCATTACTTCTTATTGGTTTCATACTCATAACTTTATCCTCCATTTGTTAAGTTATGAATTCACAATAATTCAATTAATTAAAATTACCATTTGACAAATTGTCGCAGTTTTTATTTTTTTATGGGTGGGACCCGCCCACATGCACTCAACACGCCTGCGACATCATGTCATCTTGACAAGGTTTTTTAGAATAATTCTAAACTAAGATGCGACAACTTTATCCAGGTGTTGCCTTATTCTTGCCATAGTTATAGGATAATGTGGGATTATGAATAAAGTTAGAAAAATAATAAAGATCTTAGCTAGAAAAGCTAAAGGTTTAGGTCGTAAAGAAAAAATTCAAGAAATGAATAGAGGTCTTACGGCTCTAGCTTTAGTTTGGTTAAGACAGAAGAGAGATCATGGTATGCCTTTACTTGGGTTTAACTATGATGATATCTTAAGTGTTGAAAAATTACTGAAGCGTGCTTCAGTGAGAAGATAAAATTTGATTAGGGCCCTTGTGGGCCCTGATCCCTGGTCACATCTTGTAGGCCTATCTCGATGTGACCTGGGATCAGGGAGCCAGAGTTTGCTAGCATGTACTCTGGCCTGATCAAGTTGTGACTGGTCTGCTGAAAAATTATATGCAGAAACCAAGATAAAGCCACAAGGTCGCAAGGCCTTCAGGAACCTGACTTGGGCGCAACTAAGGTGATACAGAAATCCTGTTGTCGCGAGAGTGACAGCTAAAATACTGGATATGGCGCGAAGAGACTAAAGGCTCACGCGCCATTTTTTTTGGTTTATTTTTTTAGGGTGGGCCCCGCCCACAAGCTCTTCTCTGTCAATATGACAAATTGCCGCAGGTGTGACACTTTGCGCCATGTTCACGGCTCATGGATCTGTTAAAACTTAACTATGAATAAAAAGCAATTGAAAGAAATAACAGGCTCATTTTCAAAGCCTTCAAAGATGCCTGGTTATTCTTACGGCCTGCCCGCGTGGGAGTGTAAAACAGGCTCAAAGCTTGCAAAGATTCCTGGCACAGTGTGCTTCGGTTGTTATGCAAAGCGTGGTTTTTATTCTATGTATAAAGGCGTGAAGGCTGCGCAATATACCCGTTTAAAATCTATTAATAGACCGCTATGGGTTCGAGCGATGGCCGCGCAAATAAATTCTTTTAAGTGTAAAGAATTCCGTTGGCACGATGCGGGAGATATTCAAAGCGTTAAGCATTTATTAAAAATTTTTAAAGTCTGTAAATTAACGCCTGGCGTTAAACACTGGATGCCAACTAAAGAAGCTCAGTTTTTAAAATTTATTCCAGTTAAGAGAATTCCAAAAAATTTAATAATTAGATTATCAGGCACGAATGTTGACGGCGGTGCGGGTAAGTTTTGGAAATGGTCAAGCACGGTCACAACTGACCCTAAGAAGGCAACATGTCCAGCGCCAACTCAGGGCGGCAAATGTCTTGACTGTAGAAAATGCTGGAGTCGTAAGATCAAAAATATAACCTACTTAAAACACTAATGAAAAAAAGAAAAATTAAAAGAGGTGACTTGCTGCCGTGGTTCCTGGAGGATCACAACACGCTGCCAGCCTGGTATATTAAAGATTGTAAGGAGTTCTTCGAATGGTTGA